GCGAAAGCCCGTCCGTTTCCGGCGTATAGTAAAGCGGGCATTTTGCTGTTTTGTCGGTCGCCGCCGCGTCAAGCACGAAGCCGAATTCCTCGTTCAGACGGTCGAAGAAGTCTTGTGGCGTACACCAGTCCATTTTCTTTGAAGATAGAAGCGCACTATTCACCGCCGCCAGCCTCCTTTTCATCGGAATAGAGGCGGACAATCGCCGCAACCTGTTCAAAGTCCAGATAGACGGGCTTGTTTTCCGTGATCCCTTCAATGTTGTATCCGGTCGCCTGTCCGAAGCCGTTTTGCTTGATCGTGAACTTGTCGCACTTGATAGCGAATTCCGAACCGCTCTTCAAGATAACGCGGATCGTCATTTTATTCATTGTCCGCCACCTCGCTTTCACCCTCGACAATCTCACCCGTAGCGGGATCGACATTCAAGGAATATTGTTCCGGCTCTGCGGCGTGTGCCAGCGCTTTCTCCCGATCCCGAAGGTCAAGGGAAAGAACGCATTGTTCCGTAAGCCTCTTCAAGTTATCGACGAACTGCTGGCTAATTACGTCATATGGCGTAATCACTGCTTGAAGCAGGAAGCCCGCTTTCGCTACGATGTAGGGCGTTCCGCGCGGCGTGATCCGCTCGTAAAGCTCCAGCACGTCTAAAATATCGGATACGGGCGAAAGATAGCGGCTTTCGATGAACACAAGCCCGCGCCGCGTCTGCAACGGCTTCAAAGTCTTTCCGGAATAGGCGATCGAAATTGCTTCCCGCTCGACGGGCTTTTCGTTTGCGTCCGTGTCCTCGAAGCTGATTTTCGAAGGAATGCCCGCTACTTGAACAAACCAATCTTCCCGCTGTTTTTCTGGAACGTCGAAGATCGTTAAAAGGCTTTCTTTATCCAGCTTCGGAAGCCCTGTTACCGGATAAGCCGCCGCGCCGTCGCCTATGTACTGAATAACGCCGCCATTTTCGCCGTACCGCTCATAAATAACGGCGTATTTGTTCTTCTTGCAGATCGCCGCGATATTTTTAATCTTCATCTTTTGCCACCTCGCTTTCGTCTGCGTCGTTCCGCTCCGGAACGTTTACACGGTCAACGCGAACCGCCAGCATAATCTGACAACCGCAACGCGGGCAATCCATAGCGTTAAACCGTGTAGGTGGTTTTGTCAGCGCGTCCACAAACGCGCGCGGTTCCTCTGCAACGTAGATTTCTTCCTTCTTTGGCGTTATACGGTATCCGCAAACGCCGCACGTTATTTTCTTTGAAAGCATATTGAATAGCCCCTTTCTGCTTAATATCTGCCGTAAACCCGAACGACGGTGAAGGGCTTGTCCGCCTTCGCCGCCGTTACGATCGCCGAAGTCATAAAGGATACGCGCAAGAAATCCCGCGCCGCCCGTTTTGCAAGCCTCCACGTAATCATTCGCGCGTTAGGTTCCTGCATTGCGTCGCCGTCCAGCGGATACTCGCAAATAAGAACCGTGTTCCCGAACGGTCGCCGCGCTGGGCGTTCCTTCATAAATTCTTTGTTGCCCTCTTTGCACTTCACAATTTCAAGCGCCTTCGGAAACTGCCAGCCGCTGTCCTGCTTCTTTTCTTTTGCCATTGTTCGCCGCCCCTTTCTTCAAAGCTGAACTAAATTCAAAACCGCAAGAAGCCGATCCGTAATCTGCTTCCGGCACAACTGCTTCAATATCGTTTCTTCGTTTGCGTCGTAGTTTTCTGCAAGCGTTACGAAATACTTCAATTCCGGATTTGCCCTTTGCCGAAGCCCAAGACAGAAAAGAAGGCGATCCGTTACTTCCGCTTTGATCGGATAAACGGCAATTTCTCCCGTGTACTTGTCGATTTCTCTACAAACGCATATCATTTCGCCCATATCCGCGCCCCTCTCTAATCGTTATAGGGATTTTGCAAGCACCAATCCCACGTTTCAGCGTCTTTCCAGCCGATCGTGAAATGATTGTTCCGCCCGTCGCCCGTGAAATACAGATATTCAACCGGAAGGACGCGTCCGACGTTTGTTCCTCCGTCCCGCTCCGCGTGATAGCGGATCAGAACGTCAGCCGCCAGCGTTGCAAGCTCCGGAAGAACGGGATAATCCGCCGGATATTCGGCGAACTGATACGGCGCTTCCAAAACCTCCAGCACGGTATCCGGAAAACGGGGATCGTCAACGCGGTTCAGTACACACCAAACGCACGCGGCTTTTTCCATATCCGAAGCGATCCCGCGCGCTTCTCCGTAAAGCATTTTCGCAAGTGCTTCAACCTCCGCCGCGTCCGGTATGTATTCCTGTTCTTCCGGCTCCGGCGCAAGCGTCAAAAGCGGGGAAGGGGATATAATCGGCGTAGGCTCTCCCGAATATCGTTCCGCTTCCGCTGTCCCGCTCCACGGCATAAAGGCGGCAAGCGGGATCGCGACAATCACTATTGAAAGCGCCGCCGCGATCCGTCTTTGTTTCCTCTTCACAACGCCACCCCGCTATCCGCTTCAAGGGATAGCCACCATTCCGGATTGTTCCGGAAGCGCTCATTCGGGCAAGCGTCGCAATTCTCCGCCGCGCACCCGCTACAATATCGCTTTTGAAATTCCGTGTCCCACGGCGCTTCGATGATCGGAAGAGAACGCAAGAACCGCCCCAGCCCTTGCACGCCCGCCGTGATTGCTTCAAAGTTTGTTTTGCTCATATTGAATAGCCGTCCTTCCATTACTGATTTGCTGCGCGTCTGTTGCCCCTGCGCCTAATGTTTTCTTGTGCCGTCGTCTGTGCAAGATCGGCGCTATATACAGGACGCTTGTTTTCGTCAAGCTCTCCCGTGTACCCGCGTTTAAGCTCTTCGTAAATAGCGGCAACGCTTCTTCCGATCTTCGCGGCAATGTCCACCACTCTGTCGCCGTCGCTGTATAGCGCTTCGATTTCGCGGCGCTGATCGAACGTCAAATACGAATATCCGTCCATTTTCAAGCCTCCTTTCGCCGCTCTGAATAAAAAAATAAAGCTGGAAAACCGTTTCGGCTTTCTCCGCTTTTAATGTTACTTCTTTCACATGAAAAAGTCAAGAGTAAAAGTAGAAAAAACTAAAAAATATTTTTAGGCGGCGGCAAGGTGGGCGGCGAACAGGTCGCTTGCGGTCGCAAATCCTAAAATTTCGCGCGGATAGTTATTGATCCACGTTTCGACGCGGCGAATATATGCGGCGGTTACTTTCCGGAAGTCTGTCCCTTTCGGCAAGAACCGCCGTATCATTTTGTTTATATTCTCATTCGTTCCCCGCTCGTATGCGCTGTAAGGGTGGCAATAATAAGCCTTTGTCCGCTTCCGGTTTTTCCCATAAACAGAACGTTCAATTCCGGCGCAATCTGCGAATTCCGATCCGTTGTCAAAAGTTATGCTTTTGAATATCTGCGAAAAACGTTTCCCGTAACGGCGTTCCAGCTTGTTCAGCGCCGCCACAATGCTGGCGGAAGTCTGATCCGGTATCTTCATAATGATTTCGTTTCGCGTCAACCGCTCCGAAAGTACGAACAAGGCTTCCTTTGTCTTTTTCTTTCCGCAAACGCAATCGCCTTCCCAATGCCCGAAGGTCGTTCGCTCGTTTATTTCCGGATCGCGGTTTTCTATGCTTTCGCCCGCTGACGTGCGGGCGGCTTTCTTCCTCTCCACCTTTTCATACTTCCGTTTGCGCTTTCCTTTTTCCGGCAAGCTCTCGCGGCTGATCCCGTAAAATACGCCCTTGTCGATGTAATTATAAATTGTCTTTTCGCTGATCTCCGTTTTGAATGTCAACCCCAGCCGTTTGATTTCTCCAATAACAGCGGCGGGTGAATATCCCTCTTCACCGATTTTCTTTTCGATGAAGGCGGCTAATTCGTAATCGTTTCCGATCTTCAATTCTCCACCTTTGGCTTTTAGGTGTTCTTCGTATCGCTGTTGCGCGATCTCCGGCGAATAACGTTCTTCCGTTGTTAAGTCGGAATTCAAATGCGTATAGGTTCCGCGCTTTAATTCTCTGTATATCGTCGTATTATGTACGTGCAAGCGGTCGGCAATTTTGCAGGGCTTCAAGCCCTCTTTCAATGCCTTTTCGATTTTAAGGCGATCCGTCCACGTTAAATGCTTGTGCATTCTCGTTCCTCCTTTCTCCAAAAGAAAAAGGGCGGCAAATCCTGCCACCCTCCGTTGTTTCGCTTATTCTGCCAAGAACTGTTCAATCGCTTTCTTGATAACTTGTGCTTGCGCCGTACCTGTTGCGGCGCATTTTTCTTTGAAGGCTTCTGCCATCTCTTTCGGAACGCGCACGATAATAGAACCGTACACGCGATTATTATAGCGGTTTTTTACCGCCGAAGAAGTCTTTGTCTTTCTTTTTTCTGCCATTTTCGCCACCTCTAAAACAATTCTTCTGCTTCTACATAGGCGCGCAATTCCTCTTCGTTGGCGCAAATATCTTTCGGAACCTTGTATTCCACCGATAGCCCGCCAATCGTGCAGGAAAGCGCCCAGCATTCGCTCCGCTCTGTAACCCTGTATTCCTTGTTTCCTTTGCGAATAATCATATTACGCCCCTTTCCGCCCGTTCCATTGACAGCCACGGGCAATTTATATTATAATAGGGCTTACGGGAAGGGCGGTTTCCCGCCCGTTCCCTGCCTATGAAAGCTACTTGCTTTCTTTGGGATTTGAAGCCTTGCTGGGTTTTTGCTTCTTCAAAGTGATTTTGATAACAACGCTTTCCACCGCTTCGTTATTCTCAATCGCTTTTGAAAGCTCCTGCAAGGCTTTTCCTATGTCTTGCGCCATTCTCTTCACCTCCTTTCTATGCTTTAATTATAGCATACTTATTGCAGTATGTCAATAGATTTTGAAAATAAACAAGAAAAAACAAGGCGACGGGAAAGCCCGCCGCCTTTATTCGTTTCCTAAAAGCCAATCAACCGAAACGCCCAGCACCTTTGCAAATACCTTCAATTCAAAATCAGATACAAACCGCGTTCCGATCTCTATTCGGCTTATGCTGTCCCGCTCCATATTAACGCCCATCGTCTGTATTTTGGCGGCTAAATCCTCTTGCCGTAGCCGCTGGACAACCCGCGCTTCCCGCAATCGGTCGCCGCAAATGTTCTTTTTCCCGTTGTAATCGTATATTTTCATATCTTGTGCGATCCCTCTTCATTCTGATTATTTGCAAACGGTGTGTAAATATTCCGCTTTATTCTTGATTTTATCGCGCGGAAGCCGTATAATTGTGTTAAAGGTCAGAACGGGCGAAATCTGCCTTAAAAATTTACAATTTGAAGAGGGTGTTTATTATGAAAAAGCCGATCATTATATGGATTGTTGCGGCGTTGTTCCTCTTTTGCTCTATACCGTTTTTCGGTCAAGGAAGTATCGTTGAAGGAATTTGCGGTATTGCCATAGCCGCCGCGCTGGGCGTTTTTGGGTATCTTACGATGAAAAGGACGCAAGCCGCCGCCGAAGCTGAACGGGAGAAGGCGGAAGCCGAAGCAAAGCGCAAAGCCGAAGAAGAGGCGCGACGCAAGGAATATGCAGAAACGCACGAATTTCTAACTTGCCCCGTTGCGGGCGTTACATTTGACAACCACCAGCGCCTTCTCGCATCGCTTTACAGAGATAGCGAAGGCGTAGGCATTGACGGATCGCTGGAAGAATGCGAATACGAAGGCGCGCCCGCCGTCCGTGTGATTGCCGAAGGGGATATGATAGGATATATCCGCAAAAGCGATCTTCGGAAGGTTCTTCCGATCCTTGAACGTGTCGAAGATGTTACAATCACGATTGACAAATTCGACGACGACGGAAGCAAAGTTTATAATGCAGAAACCCATATCGTTTATCATATTTGAAGCCAACAAAAAAAGCCCCGCGAAGGCGTGAAGCCCTCGCGGGGAATTTTTGTATCAGCAGGAAGCCCCGCCGCCGAAAGCCGCGACGCGGAAAGGGGAACGCGCGCGGCGCTGTCGGCGGT